TTAATATTTTCATAAAAGCGTTTAAAAGCATCATTATTGAATATTATATCAGATATATGTGGAATTAGAAATTTGAGATGTTTAATTGTTTTCTTTCGTTCATTATAAATAGTTGGAATTATATAACAATGTAAAGAGGTCTGTTCTTTATCAATAAAACAAAAATGGATATCAAAACAAAATGAATCATTAGTACAATAAAGATAATCAATAATTAAATTATTCAAATCAGGTAATAAATTACATTTATTTAGTAGAATTTTTTTAACACATTTGGTTGTTGGTTTTGTAATTCTAATAAATGTCCGGCTTGCAAGATTCCAATCTTGTTCTTTAAAATATAAATAGAATTCGTTAATTCCTAGCATTATATAATTATTCGATAATATTATATAAATTCAGTATAAATCAATTATAATTATTTATTTAAAGAAATATTAAAATAGTATTTAACAATTTTTGGATAATATTAATATAAATCCCCTAAAAATCAATTTTAATAATCAGTTTATTAAAATTGATTTTGTTCTAAATATAAAAACTTATTAAATCAAATTATGTCACCTTTTAAAAAATTAACAAATAATATTCAAGAAATTGATGATATATTAAAAATTAATCCTATTTTTCAACCACTGGCAATTGGGTTAGGATTTCAACAATTAACTAATATTATCGCCCAAAATCAAAAAGAAAAGTCAGAAAGAATGCTTACTATTATTGAAAAAGCATTAACATATTTAAAATCTGGCATTACATTCCCAGCATTTAGTCCTAATAAAAAGATTAAAATGATTAATATTTTAGAAAAGCAAAAAAGAAAAATCGTAAAAAAGTTAAAGAAAAAGAATTAACTATTAGTAAATGATTAAATTAGTAGTTTTTAAAAATAATAAAGACCTTTTTGTTGCTCTTTTAAAAAATCCAAATTGGCAGAATGAAATTAAAGAAATTTTTATTACAGGTTTTAAACAAAATTCTAATACTGCTGATACCTTTATGAATTTTATAAAAAATGATAAAACTATTATTAAATACAGATTATTTGGTATTGAAAATAATTCTGTTGTTTTTTTTGCCTTTCTATCATATAACGAAAATATTTTAAAAATATCTCAAGAAGTAAATTTGTATACATCCTATTCACAATTAGTATATTATTATATAATAACTAGTTCAAACACTATTAAAATAAATAATTATTTATTTAATATTTGTAGAAATATGAATGAAAAATATAAAGGATTAGGTAGTAAAATTTTAAATAAATTTTATTCATTTTTAAAAAAAGAAAATATAACAGAAATATATCTTTGTCCTGAATATAAAGAACTAGAACTTTATTACAAAAAAACTGATTATAAAATTGTACCAAATGTCTGTAAAAATAATACACAAAAATTTCATCCTGTAATGATTAAATATATCTAATTGAGATTTCCAATATATTTTATATTCATCATTGTATACACAAAAATTATGAATACAAAATATAATTTGATAGAAAATAGGATAGAAGCATATGAATTAAGACTTTCTAATTTACATAATTGGAAATTAGTCTTTGATATTCATAATAAATTAACTGAAAGAAGAAAAAATTTATTGAAAGAAATCGAAATAATAAATAATATAATAAAAAAATCAAAAATTTTAATAACTAATACTGAAACAATCGAACATATTGATAATGGTGAAATGAATTTAATTGCTAAAGATATATCTAACAATTATAAAAAATTACCAACAAACAAAAATTGCGCAAGACAGGTAATCGACTTAATAATAAACGCAACAATTAAACTTCAAAAATCTATAGCAAAATTATTAGGTTTTTCATTATATCCTAGAATTGTACTATTTAATCAATGTGAGTAAAAAACTATAAATATTAATATTAACTAATTTTATACTTTATGGAGATTGATCAACTTATTGATTCAGAAAATCTTATAGCAGATTATGATTTTATACTAAATAATGTAAATGATATTCTCTATGATTTATTAACAGGTGAGAATATACATCGTATTACGAATAATGATAATCGTGGATATATCCGAATTAATGTTAAAGTTACGGCAAAAAAGAAAAAAAAAAGATTAATAAGAGAAATATTATCTCACCTTCCAAAATATGAAAAAATAAAAGACAACGATAATTTAATAACACAACACACAAGTTGTGCAATTTGTATAAATAAATATAAAAAGGGCGAATATAAAAGAGTATTACCTTGTGGTCATTGTTATCATAAAAAATGTATTGATAAATGGTTAATGGGTAATAAAAAAATGTCTTGTGCATTATGTCGTGCTTCATTTACAAAAAAAAATGAAGAGCAAAATATTATTATTAATGAAGAAACACGAAGTCGTATAATAAGAAATGAAGTTCATAATATCTAAAAATCTAATCAGATAGTTTTAAATTATTTAAAATAAATAATGAATAATTTGAAACATATTTTTCTATTGCTTTCCATATATGAATATAATTATCATTATGTATCTCTTTTTCATAAAATTCATATCCTTTTCTCAGATTTAATGATGAACGATTATACCAAATAACTCTTTGAATTTCAATTTCCTCCATTAATATATTTATGAATATTAAAATTATTTCAATTTTTGATTCAAATATTGATTCAAATATTAAACATACTTTAATAATATTCTATCATCAATATATGGTAATATTGGTTCATACATCCAATCATATATTTTATCCATTGTATGTAATTCAAAATCAATCGGATAAAATTCAATCAATTCAGAATCCATATCTGTCATAAACTTTTGTAATTCTTCTGGAAGAATATTCTTAGATTTAGACGGTAAAATCATCATTAATTGTTGTTTTGATGTATATGGTTCTGTTTTTAAAAATTTAATTAAATTTAAATCATTATTTTGTAAAAATACATTCATAGAATGAATTGATATTCCATGATATTTATAAAAATGTCTCCAACATGGACAACCTTTAAAATAATAATCCTTTGTCCATATTAAAGTTTTGAAATAATCTTCAACTACCTTTTCAATATAAAAATTGGAATGGGTTTTATAAAAATAATCATAATAACGATTTCTCCAACCTTTATAACAATATCTAATAGGATAATCATTTAGTTCAATATGTTTGTGCTTATAATGTTTTATATTCTCAATAATATAATTTTCTTCATTTTTATCAAATTTATTAAACATTTTACGAAGAAGAAACATATTAACATCATTATTTGGTCTTATTAGATAATCATTTATTGTTTGTTTTGATTTTTTTACAAAATCACAATAAGTCTTTAAAAGAATTTTAACACCATTATTATATATGTCTAAAGCCTTTAAATGTGGTAAAAAATCATTTCCTAAAAAAAAACTCATAAATACCCAATCTTTAACAAAACAATTTGCATTTTTTATACGAATATGATAATTCCTTTCCACATCTTTAACCATACTACTTTTTAAAGTATCTATACATAAAAAGTTAAATTGTAATAATTTCATATCAAGATTTTCTACATAATTTCTCTCAAAAAATTGAACTTCCCTTAATAAATATATTTTTGGAAATAATGTAGCCATTGAAAGTAAAATTAAATCAGCATCTAATCCATAAATGATTAATTGTTTATCTTTATTTTTACATTCTTGTTTTATATAATCCATAATACAATGTTCACCTTCACCCGGACTTGCAGTTGATGAGAAAATAAAATTTTTAACATATTTTGGTAACTTCTTTTCAAGATAACAATTAATCTTTTGCTCTAATGTCATCATAAAATCTGTCCCCGGAGATATACAATTTCTATCAAATTTAGAAATATCTCTTTCTTTAGCAGATTTAAATCGTCTTAACCTTTGTTGAATCATTTTTGCTCTGGGGGCTACCCCATCCATTGCTATATAAACAAATTGTGGGCGAATATATTGAATAATTCTATCAGTGTATTCAACTGTCCCTTGACAAACATGTTTTATAAATTCATCTTGTGATATATCAATATCTTCAAAATTCTTAAAAAGTTCATTTACAATAGAATGAACTACCCCATTATAATCAAAAAAAAGATATGGCTGTTTTAAAAAATTATTATCCTTTTTAAGACAATAAGGAAAATTTCTTATTATATATTTATAGTATCCAGGTACTCCCATGTTAGTTTATATTTATTGTTACAAATATGTATTTAATTCAATTTTAATAAAGATTGAATTAAATTTATTTAACTTGTATATTATTTATTGAAAAGCAACTAATTTTTTAACAACAAGATAGTAAAAAGAAACACCAAGAGTATAATAAATTGCTATATCAACTGCATCTGCCTCAAAAATTCCTTTATCCGAAGAATAACTATTAAGAACATAAACTACTGTAAAAATAGTTACAATTTTGACAAGTTCTGTTAAAAATTCAACATATTCACCAACATCTAATACAATAACTGCCATTATCTATATATATATAATATATATAACATAAATATTTTTAAAAATTAATTTATATATTAATTTTTTTTATTTATTACTTTCTTTTTTACTTTCTTTTTTCTTCTACGTTTTACTGGAATTTCTATATCACTATCACTATCACTATGTATTACGATTTTCACTTTCTTCTTTCTCTTTTTAACATCTTGTATTTTAATATCACCAAAAAATTTAGTAATTTCAATTTGTCCCGATTTTCTATTTTTACCTATTCGTCTAATATTTCTAAAAAGCATTGCTGCTCTTGGATCAACCTGTTCAAATAATTGCATTATTGGTTTTTCAAGTTGTCTCTCAATATAATACAAATAATCTATTCGTAAACCATTTTCAGTAATAAAAGTCGGAGTCTCGATTCTATCACCTTGTAATAAATTCTTCTCTTTAATATCTAATCTTTCAATAAAACAATATGGAACTCGATCATTTGAAGCAAAAGCATTTCCCGGATCTCTATATAACTGCCTTAAAGCCAACATTACATGAGCAATATTTACCTTTCTCATATCATAATACTGAATTTTTTCTTTTATCTCAACTATTTGTTGAGTTTTATCTTTCTTTTTATGTTCTATCTCTAATCGTTTTAATTTATCATTTAATCCATCCAATATTTCTTGAGTAGCACTATCCACTTTATATTTATTAATCGATTTTACTGTCTTTGATATAATAAAATCATTCATTGGATACTTCTTTCTTTCGTGATTGTATAAAATATCATCCAAAGATTCCCTTAAAAATTTAATTGAATCATCCATTTGATTGTTCAATATACGATATAAACAACCCTCATAAATCTTTTTCAAAAATCTACAGTTATCTCGTCTTTTTAAAATTATACCCTTACAATCCAAATATTTCGGTTTCTTTACATCAAATTCATATAACCACCCAGCATACCTCTTCTTTGAAAATAAAATAAACGGTAAATACGTCTTTTCATACTCTAAATCATGTGGTGATGGTAATGGAACCAATTCACCTAATTTACCTTTCCATTTACCATGTGTAATCAATTCACCCGACTCTATTGCTTCATCTATAGTCCACTTTAAAGCAACATCACTAAATAAACCATGCTCTTTTACGATTTTATCGGGAACTTTGAAATGAATAAAAACGCTATCAGTATTATAAACGATAATTTTCCCGACACCCCCATTAAAACACCCGTGTTCTGTTTCAATATCATAAACAAATTCATTTTCATTATTATATCCCAAATCCAACATTTTCTTTACAACATAAGGTTCTTTTCCCCATTTTGTACAACTAGTAATCCAATAAATATTTTCTTTTCCTTTTTGTAATTTAATAGATAATTTATCATACCCAATTGATTTGGCTAAATAAAATAATCCTTGTACTCCTATTTTTCCTTTCTGACAAAAAACCATTCGTTTATCTAATCCATGACCATGAGTTTTACCTCCATCACCAGCATAAAAACCTTCAAAATAAGATTTTCTGATATTAAATGGAGCATTTAATATTAAATCTGGAACAATTTTATATTTATCTTTATCATAAAATAATGGTCTATATTTATCAGCCATATATTTCAATGAACCTGTAGGAACTAACTTATATGCACTAGAACTTTTCAATGTATCTAATATTTTAAATTTGATACAATCGGGTTCAACTTTATTTAAAATATCCCTTGCTTTTTCTAATAATTTACTATTTTTCTTATTTATCGCCCAGCAATATTTCGTTTTAATTCCTTTACCATATTTACCACAACTACCATCGGCCATAAATAAACCGAAAACCCATGCTTCTTCTTCCGTTAAATCATATTCTGGAATATATAATTTTTTCCAAATCCATTCATCTACTTTAGTAATGGGTTCTCTATTTTGTCTTTTTCTTTGTTTATTGATAATACATAATTTACATTGTTTCCGTAATTTACCAGAACTTCTACCACCATAAGTATAATAATAATTTTTATCAAATGACTGACTACAATTATTA